TAAAATATTATTCTTTTGGTATGAAGTAACCTTCAATAAGCCATCTACAGCATATTTAACATAAAGCAATCCCAAATACTTGTGCATTTCATCAAGATTACTCTTCTGATTTTTATAAACAGTTTGCATTTGCTGGTCTGCAAATTTGTCTGCGTCCTGTTTAATTTGTAGTATTAGGTTCTGGTACTGCTGGTTGAGCTTTGCCACCTGTATCACCACCAGTATTATTCAAGTTATTAAATATTTTTTCTCCGGTATCATTAGCTTCATTTTCTTTCTGCAATTCCTTCATTTCATTGTCAGGATTATCTACAAATGAAAGCTGTGCAAGCCCTGTCTTTGTGCTTAATTTACCGTTTAATTGTGAAATTATCTGACTGGTCATAAGATCATCTGTTGGGATATTAGGTGTTATTTTTATGTCTATATCCTTCCAGTCATAAGATTTATTCTGCTTAATCTTCAGGTATTCAAACAAAAATTTCAGTCTTACTTTTATACAATCAACTAAGGCTTGTATATTATTGGTGCATTTCTCTTCCAAGCCTATAAGTCTATTTCTTAAAGCCAAAGAGCTTGTATTTGATACTAATTTTTCATTATTATTTATATGGCTTGCAAGCTGGTACATTTTATCCTCAAGAGTATTTAATGTATTCTGTACAAAGGAATCATTTATTTCTTTAATTAACCATTTGGCATCCGTATTTTGCCCTGGTAAATTCATTACGCCTAATTCTTTCATCCTATCAAGTTGAGTTTTACCATTTTCATCCTTGGTTTTATCATCAAGCTTACAATTTTTAAAAACAAGATATGCATTACGGAAATCAGATATTTCATTTACCATATCTGAGAGGTTTGTTTCATAACCATCCTGCAAACCTTTCAAAATAGCGTATAAACTTTCGTCTACAGTACCAATATTTACAATTCCTACAGGTACCTGAGAAAATACATTCACATCAGCATTATTATTAACCGGTCCTATACCTGTAATATTATTAAATCCTGTGCTGCTATTATCATTACCCTTTACTATTTCATCAGTGCTTGGTGTTATTGGTGTAAATACATCCCCTACAACGCTATAATGCTCAATGGTATCAACAGTATAAACATCTGCATACAACTGCTTCATGGTGTCAAATTTTTTAGTCCAAAACCTGATAAAAAGTATCACATTGCCATAATCATCCTGAAGTACATAAGAATCCAACGGAGTGCATATCAAAGAATTAAAAAGCCCTTCTGAATCAATATAATAAAGTTCATAAGCTTCATTAAAAATTAAAGACTGCTTGCATAATTCCTTGTTGTGTTTCTCTCTCCAGTGCCTGAAATTAAACCTTATATCCTCAACTACGTCCGGATTACCCGAATGTGAAGTGTAAGTTACTTTATTACCCATGCAATAAGAGGCTTCTTCATTAACAAACTTCTGTATAAAATTACATTTTACCCTTGTGTTTGCACGTTTCGTTATCATCTGATATTTTTCCATTGCATCACTATGGCCATCATAATAACGCTGCATTGTCATATACTCAGGTAATTTCATATCAAAATCCTGTTTACACTTCCTAAGCAAATCAGTATTTACCATGTTTTCACCTCCTATAATCCCAATTTTCTACGGTCAAATAACTCAACTTTTTGAATTACTTCTATATTCTTTACATCAATATCAAACTGGCTTACAACATCAGGAAAATCATCCTTTTCTGAAAAATCTTGCCCACAAAAGTCAAGTATTTGTTGTATTGGTTCTTTATCATCAGCATTAAAAATTATTTGTCCATTGTTTACAGCCCCTATAATAGTACTAATTTTTTCATCTTTATTTTTTTTCTGCATTTCATTTATAAAAGTAACATCCCGATATTTTAAATCAGGATCTTTTGCAATTAATTCTTTAATCTTTGAAATATCAGCACCCATATAAAGATTTTTTTCAATATCAATATGAGTAATGTCTGGATATTTTTTAAACAGTTCAATTATTTTCTTACAGAAATCATCAAATCCAAGTCTTTCAATTATGCCTTTGCGAATATATCTGAAACCATTATCAGCCACACTGCCAACTGCAAAAGCAGAATAATCAGCTTTTTTGTCCACACTACTTGCAGGATCGGCAACCAACATTGTTTTTTCAAAATTATGTTCTTCAATTTCTTCCGGTGTTTGCGTTGCTATAGATTTAAACCACTTTTCACCGATTTTACTTGCGTCGTTCATCATTTCTTGCTTAAAGGCAATAGGATTTTTAAAATAATCTAATGCTAGATCACAGCATTTAAATTTATCTGGCCATATAGTTTCAAATTTCATATCTGTTTCGTGCTGGTAATAAAATTCTGTTGCATGAGCTTTTGAATCTTTTAGCTTATCATCTTGATATATTTTTCTAAATTTATCCCAAAGCCCAGTATTAAAATATTCATCAACGTTGAACTCCACAACCCGTTTTAAAATATGTTTATAGTCTTTATTTTTAAGCAATCTGCTTATAAAACAGTCTCTATGAAGTATGGTACCAAGCACTATAAATTTCGTGGCCATTTTTATTTTCTTTCCATCACGGTATACAGCTTTATCGCCTGCATATTCAGTATCTTCACACCATGTATTATACTTTTTATCTCGTGCCTCTTGAGTAATAATATCAGATTGTCCTTGCATATCATCAGAAATTATAACAGAGGGTCTGTGATTACCATATTTTTTGCCTCGTATACTACTTGTTGAAGAAAGAGCTTGTATTTTAGTACCATTTGTAAGCTCCAACTCCAGTTTATTAACTGTGTAATTTCTGGAATCGAGTAAATTTCCAAATGCTTTTTTAATATATTGATTTTCTTCAAATGCTTGCTTTGTATTTGCTATAAAGTCAATAGAATCCTGCTCAACTTTACCAATTACAATAGTGTAATATGAGATTTTATAACAATGCAGCCAAACTGAAACCCCAAAATCCATAACAGTCGTTTTTGCTGTGCCTCTTGGAACTACAGCCTCAAATTTATCAAATTTATCATAAATGAACATTTCTTCGGCCTCATGCCATAGTTCATAATGTATTGGGGCTAATCTACGAGCCGCATTATCCGGTTTAGGTAAAAACGTATCTTGAAGAAAGTACATGCAGAAAAACTCAAGATCATGCTTGCCTAAACTCCATGCAAGACCGTGGTAATCAAATAAATGGTCAGCATAGGTAAGCATTAAATCTTGAGCTTTATCCTTGCCAAAATGTTTCTTCAAGTATTTATATAAAAGTTTACGATTTTCACTATCTTCATCATACATTATTAATCAGTCCTTTTAAATTATTAGTGTTGAAGAGTGGAGTTGAACCACTTGTTACTGAGCCTTATTAACGTGCACTTCTCAGTCATCTGCCGTTGATGTACTCCAGCATATTAAAAAGGTACCTGTCTAATTTTCACCAGGTACCTTAATTTAAGAGGGGGATTTTATGTCAGGGTTGTCTGCACTGGCAACCCCGATTTCAAAAAATTATTGTAGAAAATATGAAACCCAACGCAGGCAGGTTTGCCCATTCCCGATTTAGAATGGCACCCCCTACCGGTCGCTCCAATACATGCTTTATTCAAACATTTCGCTAAATCAAGATTTAGCGAAATGTTTTAAGTTTCCTTACAACCATTGATGTATAAGGCTTTATGGTTATTCAATACATTCTGCTTAATGCTTTATACATTACGATGTAGTATATTTATAATATTATCATGTGCTTATACATTAATTATACACGTTTTATTCATTGTCTGTTTTGTTATCTATTTCCTTAAATTCATCTTCTAGCACATCCTTTGAAACGTGCTCATTATCCTGCTTGTCGCTTACTTCAACTTTGGTTGTAGCTTTGCCTGTAGTTCTATCCAACACATCAACAGCGGCAGCAAGTTGTGTCTTTTCATAGCTGCCATTGATTAATTTAATTAACTTATCTGCCGCAAAAGGCGCTGCATGCTTAAGTTTGTTAGCTGCTGCATTTAAATACTCCTGTCCAAGCCTGTCAAGCTCTGCCTTAAATTCTTTATTATCTTCCCAATTATAAATAGTCTGCCTGCTTACTTTTAATTCTTTGGATATATCAGTAATTGTAACTCCCTGGACTAATAATTTTATACATTTAATTTGAACTTCTTTAAGCATACTGTCACCTTCTTTACATTATAAATTATTCATTATTAACATCTTATCATTATGTTTTAATCTTGACTTAAACAATATTTAATATTACTTTGCAAAAAGATTAAAGGGATAAGTTTATTAATAATATCCGCATTGATTTTGCATATATATTGTTCTGTCAAATCAAGTTTTTCTGCTATTCTTCTATTTGTAATTTTTTCAAAGTATCTCATTTTAATTATTTCATTTTCACGTTTTGTCAATGTATCTAAAGCATTGTTTATTTTATCAATCTGGCTTTGTTTATGATCTCTTATTGAATTTAAATAATTGATTCTTTTTTCTTTTGATACAACTTCATTTTCTACATTTGAATTAAATTTATATGTTTGTCCTGATTTTTCTTTATAATTTATAGCACTGCATCCGGTATAATCTTTTTGTATTTCATTTATTTCAATATCTATATTTTTAATTTGTGCCTGTATATTTTTGTAATTATATAAAAGATATTCTACTTTGCTGAAATTTGACATTATATTATTCATCTCCTTTTTATCATCTGGACAGATATTAAATACATCTGGCAACCTTTAAAACTTAGTCATATCAATACTTA